TATCAATCCAGATACAAATGCTGTTGATGCATTTGGTAGAGCAAGAGTTTCTGAATTATTTACTCTTGGTGACTATAAGCACGTTTACGCTATTGATCCAAATTTTTTAGATAGTGTTTCTGGTGCAGGATCATCAGTAACTTTCTTCCAAAACCAAGCGTGTGCAAGATTACAGACTGGAATTGGTTCTACAGCATCCTGTATTCACCAAACAAAATTTTATCATCACTATCAACCAGGAAAAGGACAACTAATTTTTAGTTCTTTTAATTTTTATGCTCCCCAACAAAATGCAACTAAAAGAACTGGGTACTTTGATGATAGAGATGGAATTTATTTTGAACAAGTTGGACTGAGCACTTCTGATGGAATAAATCCTGGCATTGGAACAAACAATTGGGTAATCAGAACTTTTACGAGTGGTATTGCAACAGAAACCAGGATTCCACAGTCACAATGGAATAAAGATAAATGTGATGGAACAGGTATTTCTGGATTTAATTTAGATATTACAAAAACTCAACTTGCATTTATAGATTTCCAGTGGTTAGGTGTTGGTAGAGTTCGTTGTGGTTTTGCTCACAATGGGCAACTTATTACCGCTCACGAATTTAATCACTCTAATTATTTGAGCACTGTTTATATTGCCAATCCAAACCTACCAGTTCGTTGTGAGATTAGAAACACTGGTGTTGGTATTGGAGCATCATTTGATCAAATTTGTTCTTCTGTAATGTCCGAAGGTGGATATGTAGAAAGTGGTATTGACTTTGCTTATACGATGACTACATCAAGAACAACACCAACACCAGCAGGAACAGAATTTCCATTGGTTGCGATTCGACTCAAAAATAGTTTTCAAAATTATCCAAATAGAATATCAGTAAGGTTAAATAACCTTTCAATACATTGTGAAACAAATAGTATCATTTATAGAGTTATTAAACTTCCAAGTTCCGCATATCTAAGTAACGCTGGAACTCTAACTTGGACATCTGCTTCTGCTAACAGTGGAGTTGAATATTGTGTGGATGCTACAACTTATAGTGATGGCGACGAGTTTGCATCAGGTTATGTTCCCTCTGGTGCATCTCAAAACTCACTTTCACCAGTTGCTTCTGGAACATTAACTGCTGCAAAGAAGAATATTATTGTTCAAAACATAGATTCAACAAATTCTGAAATTTATGTAATTGTTGTAAGAACAATTACAACTGTTGGTAACGCTGTTGCAAACGTTGCTGCTGCTCTTCAATGGAGGGAGATTTACTAAATTATGAGTGAAGTTTATCTTGGTAATCCTAACCTAAAAAAAGCAAATACTCAGATCGAATTTACAGAAGATCAAATTATTGAGTTCTTAAAGTGTAAAGAAGATCCTGTTTATTTTGCTAGAAATTATATCAAAATTGTTTCTCTGGATCACGGTTTGGTTCCTTTTGAGATGTATCCATTTCAAGAGAAACTAATTCAAAATTTCCACAAGAATAGATTTAATATTTGCAAGATGCCCCGCCAGACGGGTAAATCTACGACTTGTGTTTCATATTTGTTACATTATGCGGTATTTAACGATAATGTTAATATAGCTATTCTAGCAAACAAAGCATCCACCGCAAGAGACTTACTTGGAAGATTACAACTTGCTTATGAAAATCTGCCAAAGTGGATGCAACAGGGTATTATATCCTGGAACAAAGGTAGTCTAGAATTAGAAAATGGCTCCAAGATTTCATCTAACTCTACTTCTTCATCTGCTGTCCGAGGCGGATCCTATAATGTCATCTTTCTTGACGAGTTCGCTTTCATCCCGAATCACATTGCTGATGACTTCTTTGCCTCTGTTTATCCTACTATTTCTTCTGGACAGAGCACGAAGGTAATTATTGTATCAACGCCACGCGGTATGAATCACTTCTACCGTATGTGGCACGACTCTGAACGTGGCAAAAACGAATATGTACCTACAGATGTCCATTGGTCAGAAGTACCCGGCAGAGATCAGGTTTGGAAAGAACAAACAATTGCCAACACTTCAGAACAACAATTCAAAGTTGAGTTTGAGTGCGAATTCTTAGGATCAGTCAATACACTGATTAACCCCTCCAAGTTGAGAAATTTTGTATATGAAGATCCGATCAAAAGAAATGCTGGATTAGATGTTTACCAACACCCAAAGGAAGAAAATAATTATTTGATTACGGTAGACGTTGCCCGTGGTCTTGGCAACGACTACTCAGCTTTTATTGTCTTTGACATTACAGAGTTTCCATATAAAGTTGTTGCAAAATATAGGAATAATGAAATTAAACCTATGCTTTTTCCAAGTATCATTTACGAAGTAGCAAAAGGTTATAATGATGCTTGGTTATTGATTGAAGTTAATGATATTGGGGACCAAGTAGCGAGTATTCTTCATTTTGACCTAGAATATGATAATGTTTTGATGTGTGCAATGCGTGGTCGTGCCGGTCAAATTGTTGGATCAGGATTTAGTGGTAAAAAATCACAACTTGGTGTGAGAATGACTGCTGCCGTTAAAAAACTTGGGTGCTCTAACTTAAAAACATTATTAGAAGATGACAAGTTACTTACAGTTGATTATGAAATCATATCTGAGCTCACAACATTTGCACAGAAACATAATTCATTTGAAGCTGAAGAGGGATGTAATGACGACCTAGCGATGTGTTTGGTTATTTTTTCTTGGTTAGTCGCTCAAGACTACTTCAAAGAAATGACGGACAACGACGTTCGCAAAAGAATTTATGAAGAGCAAAAAAATCAAATTGAGCAAGATATGTCCCCATTTGGGTTTATTTCGGATGGATTAGAAGATATGGATATTTTTGTAGAAAAAGAAACAGGCGATAGATGGTTAGTTGCGGCAAATAATAATTCTATGGAGTCTATGGAAATTTGGAATGTGGATGAATATGGGGACAGATCTTATATGTGGGATTATAGGTGACTTTAAGAAGCAGGAATTTATAAATACTTTTAGAATATTCTGGTAACACGGAGAATAAAGATGCCGCTTAATTTAGCATCTCCTGGAATTGTAGTTAGAGAAGTTGATTTAACTCTTGGAAGAGCTACTCCTTCGTCAAATAAGATTGGCGCAATCGTAGCACCTTTTGCGAAGGGACCTGTAGACTCGCCAACTTTAGTTGAAAATGAAAATGATTTGCTCAACAATTTTGGAGAGCCATACTCAACAGATAAACATTATGAGCATTGGTTGTCTGCTTCTTCATATTTGGCATATGGTGGAGCACTCCGAGTTGTAAGAGCAAATGATAATGATTTAAGAAATGGATTTGTTGGAACTGCATCAAGTGTAAAAATTGATAGTTTAGATCATTATAATGCATTAGGATATGATGAAAATACTCTTGCTGGTGTTGTAGTTGCAGCAAGAAATCCAGGATCTTGGTCAAATGGTATTAAAGTCGCCATAATCGATTCTGAAGCAGATCAAATTTTAGTTGGTGTTAACACATCAGTAGCATCGGGTATTACTACAATTGCAGTTGGATTTGGTGTCACCCAATCAGTTGCAGGTAGAATTAATCCTGGTGCTGGTACAACTTCAGTACTTGATGGTCACTTAAAAGGAATTATCACCGAAATTTCTGGAAGCAGCATATACGTTAAAGTACTTTCACACGTTTCTGCGGCAGGTACCGAAACGCAAGTTGACTATCAACCTTCTGGAGTTTATGCCTTCTCTTCAACTGGAAGTGTTGCAATTCATGCAACTGGTCAATCTGTTGCAGCAGGATCAACTTCATATACTTCTAGACTAGATTGGTTTGATCAACAAACTTTAGGTCTCACAAGTACTTCTTCTATTTCTTGGAATAATATTGCTCCAAGACCAGGAACTTCTGCATATGCTGCAGCAAGAGATTCTAGATTTGATGAAGTCCATGTAGTAGTAATTGATGCTTTTGGAACTGTAACTGGAAATGCTGGAACAATTCTTGAAAAGCATTTAAGTTTGTCGAAGGCATCTGATGCAGAGTTTTCTGTGGGCAATCCATCTTACTGGAGAAAGTATATTGCAAATAATTCGCAGTATATCTTCGGTCTAGGATCACCAACCGGTATTGTAACCACAGGATATAGTAGTGGTTTCAATTTAGAATCGGACGTTGCTTGGGATCAAGAAGCAGAGGGAATTACCTTTGCTGCTGCTGGAGCATCTACAAACACCCTCACTGGCGGTAAAGACTACAGTGGTGTGGCAAACCTTGATACTGCAGGATCTCTGACAGCGACTCTTGGAGAGTTGTCTGACGGATATGATTTATTCGAAAATACAGAAAACTTCAAAGTAGATTTCCTTCTGATGGGATCTGCCGCATATGATATTTCAACTGCACAGGCACTTGCCAATAAACTGATTTCTGTTGCAGAATTGAGAAAGGATGCAATTGCATTCATTTCGCCATACAGAGGTGCTGCTCTCTCGGATACTTCGGTACAAACTGCAGTAACTGTAAGATCTGCTGCCGATATTACTGATAACGTAATTGAGTTTTATGCTCCGGTTTCATCTTCTTCTTATGCAATCTTTGATAGTGGATACAAATACATGTATGATAGATTTGCAAATACCTTTAGATATGTGCCATTAAATGGAGATATTGCCGGTCTTTGTGCTCGTAATGATATTAATAACTTTGCTTGGTATTCACCTGCAGGAACTTCCAGAGGTGCAATCTTAAATGCAGTTAAACTTGCATACAATCCATCAAAAGTTCAAAGAGATAAACTCTACTCAAATAGAGTCAATCCGGTGATATTCTCACCTGGAGCTGGAATCATTCTCTTTGGCGACAAGACGGGTCTAGCTAAAGCATCTGCATTTGATAGAATCAACGTACGTCGTTTGTTTGTTTATCTTGAGGATGCAATTTCTCAAGCAGCAAAGGATGCTCTCTTTGAATTCAATGACGAAATCACTAGAACAAACTTCGTAAATACAATCGAACCATTCTTGCGCGATGTCCAAGC